AAAGAACAGATAAGCCGAACGGTGCAGGAAATGTTTGAAGAGGCTGATATGTGGCTGGTTTCAGATTAAACGCCTCGAACCGTCATATTGCTTAAGTTGTATTAGCTCAGACCTGACCTAGCACTCTTAAGACACAGAGCCAAACCTAAGCTGACAGTCCACTCAGTGCCATAAGCGGAAGTATTAAATTCTGAAGCGATCAGGGCTGCATCACAACTTGTAACAGAAGCGTAGCTTCTCATGATAAGCACTGTTTTTATGTAAAATATTTCTACGTTGTTCATGGTTAATTTTAATCTTGTCAACCATGCTCTTTGTAATTACACAATTAGGCATTTCCGGTGCCTCCAGAGTAGTCAACTTACACATACCCAGGATATATAAATGCGTAATGCACTTATTCCCATCGCCGTAGCCATGGCAATGTTTATAGTGGGTGTTTTTATTCTTAATACACAGGTCTGGTATACCGCTCGTGCAGACAGCCTTGCTGGCGCAAGATATGCAGTAAAGAATATGAATGTGATTCTTCATGAAGCTCGCCTCGCCACCCGGACGGCAATCAGCACTGTCGAAAAAGGCTGTGGCCCGGAAGAGCAATATCGGCTTGGCACCGAAGCCGCACTGCAGCCACATCTCAGAACTATCATTATTCTCAGGCAAGGAGCGGTCTGGTGTTCATCTCTACCAGGAAATCGCATACTACTGGTTAACATCGATACGATACCGAATACACCCTTGTTCCTTGTGCCTTCCAGCGGCACAGTAAACGGTCTCCCTGTTCTTTTAGTTCAGACGAAATTTGCTGACAGTCGTATCGTAGTCACCGTAAGCGATAGCCATATCAGGGATACGCTGGACACCCCGCTAAAGGGCGTGGAGTACGCATTAAGGGTAGGGAATAACGTTATAAGTATGTTCGGTGATGTCACTAAGGTAAACGAAACGCAACATCGTTCTTTACACGCTACGGACTCAGAATATCCCTTCAGTATCGAATATGATTCCGCTGCGTTTTTCAGCCTGCAGAACCTGCAGAGAATGATCAGCCGGACTGGGGGGATATTGCTGTTTTTACTGCTGATATCCTGTCTCGCCGCTTACACCCTGAATCAATATCTGACTAAAAATACGCTCCCTGAAGAAGCGCTCCGCCGGGCAATTGCGAAGGGTGATATCGTTCCTTTTTATCAGCCCATCGTAAATGGCAAAGAAGGCACTCTGCGTGGTGTTGAAGTGTTGGCCAGATGGAGGCATCCGATAGCAGGATATATTTCTCCCGCTTCATTTATTCCTGTTGCGGAAAAATCAGGGTTGATTGTGCCGTTAACGCAAAGCCTGATGGCCCAGGTTGCGTCTAATATGAACGCCATTGCCAGTAAATTACCAGAAGGCTTTCATGTCGGGATTAACTACTGCGCCTCCCATATCGCCACACCGACATTCGTGGAAGAGTGTTTGAAATATAAGCACAGTTTCAGTAGGCACGATTTGAACCTGGTTATTGAAGTGACGGAGCGTGAGCCACTGGACATTGATGAAAGGCTTGTTCAGACCCTGAACGAACTGCATGCAAATGGTTTTGCTATTGCGCTTGATGATTTTGGAACCGGGTACTCAGGGCTCTCCTATCTGCATGATCTCCATATTGATTACATCAAAATTGATCAAAGTTTCGTAGGCAGGGTAAATGATCATGAGGACTCGACCCTTATACTGGATTCCGTACTTGACCTGGCGCGTAAGCTCTCGATAAGCATCGTTGCTGAAGGTGTAGAAACGCAGGAGCAGCTTGACTATCTCATTAGGAATGAGATCACATTTTTGCAAGGGTACTATTTCTTTAAACCTGTTCCTTTCGCTGAATTAATAATGATTTTGTTATCCAAACCTAAAGTTCGGGTGAACGTTGAATGAACAGTTGAAAATTCAAGCGGGCAAGAAAAAAATATCATTGACGTCCGTTCCTCGCTCACAGCGGACCTTCTTCCACTTCGTGCCAAAAGCAGGCATTACAAGCCTTTAACCCGGGTTTGGTTTATACATCACCACCTGATTCACCCTCACTGACACTCTCTTTGCTTTGAATGAACCGAAGTGCCAAATAGAGGTCTGGCGCCAGAATCATTTCATCATCATTCATTGTTGGCCGACTTTCTTTAAACCAGCGTGTTAATTCCGTTTTCCTGCCCGCAAGGATTAGCTTAATCTGTCGACCTTTCAGGTCACGCTTTAACTCATTTATGGTTGCCAGGACACTTATGTCTGAATAGGTGAAGCAAGCAACGGCATCAATGACCACCCATTTAGGTTGTAATGCTGCACCATCAACTAAGTTCAATACCCGACGTTTAAAATAAGCCACATTAAAATAGGTCAACGGTGAGTTAAATCGATACATCAGCACGCCCGGGACCATTTTAATATCGGTTGTATTACCTAATGAGTGAATCATTCCATTTTCGTCTGTTCCCAGTAAGTGCTCAGAGGGGCGAAAGACTGTACGAAGGAACTGTAACAGGCCAAGCAACACTGCAAGGCCGATCCCCTGGATAACGCCGATAATTAAAACACAGCCAAACGTGAAGAAGGCCAGGCGAAATGCCTGTTTATTTCTTCGCCTCAAGTTCCATAGCCCACGTAAATCAATCAATGACCACGATGCATACATTAGAACAATACCTAATGCAGATACCGGAATAAATTGTAATGGCTGAGTGAAAAATACCACTACGATTCCTATAAGTAAGGCTGCGACCACGGAAACCAGCTGACTTTTCCCCCCAGTTGAATCATTAACCGCGGTTCGGGAATCGGCTCCACTGATAGCAAACCCCTGAGATAATCCAGACATGAGGTTCGCAATACCCAGTGCTCTGAACTCAGCATCAGCATTAATTTCATAGCCATTTTTCGCGGCGAAACTGCGAGCGGTCAGCATCAGACTGACAAAACTGACCAAAGCCAGGTTCAGCGCCGGGATCACTAAATCACGCATCAGACCAGGCTGGAACGCCCCCCAGTTAACGACGGGTAAACTAGACTGGAGGCCTTCCCCCCCAATAGTGGCAATACCATAATGTTGTGCAGATGTCCCCCATACCAGTACCGTTGTTATCACAATGGCAATCAAAGGTGCTGGCCAGTGGCTGCGATACGATTTGATAACCATTAAAATAACTAACGTTAAAAGTGATATCCCTAAGGTTAATAAATGGCTGTCTGAAATTCGGCCTGGCAAGGCCATTATTTTCTCAATAACCTGCACCTCATCAAGTTTGATCCCCAAAACCTTGCCTAATTGCCCGACAATAATCGTCACGGCTACGCCATTAAGCAAACCAGTAAGAATGGGATGAGAAAGCAGATCGGCAAGTGCACCCAGGCGAAATTTACTGGCAAGCAGGCACCACCCGCCCATCATCAATGTCATGATGATCGTCAGTTGCCAGTGCAGTTCGGGATTTCCTGCAGAAAGAGGCAACACGACGGCCGCAATCACCGCGCAGGTCGTTGCATCAGGGCCAACAATAAGCTGACGTGAAGAACCAAACAGTGCATAAGCTATCATCGGTAAAACGCAAGAATACAGCCCTACGATTGGCCCAACCCCCGCCAACTCAGCATAAGCAATAGCCACGGGTAGAGCTACAGCCGCAACGGATAACCCGGCTTTAACATCATGTTTTAGCCAGCTTTTATCATAGGCTAACAAATTTTGTAGCCCTGGCATGTAGTTTACTAATAGTTTTCCGAACACTTTATTCTCCGGATAATGATATTACCCACGTAATGTTGACACACTTCTAAGTGAGTTTCTGGTTTTCAAATGCTCCGGACTGAGGCCGCCGCCGCTCAGGCCCTAATAATACTTCAACCATCTTATTATTCTGGCTGGTGTTAAACATAGTTCAAAAACTACCAGTTAGCCGGAGTTGGCTTTGACGGATGCAGTGGTGCTGGAAGCTGGCGACGGATTGGTGGAACCGACAGCCAGGTAGCCGACGATCTCACAGGTTTGTGGATCGGTATGACGAGTCTCGAGATAAAGTTAAGTGCAGGAAATACCCTAATTGAGGAAGAGATAAAGCATCGTTTAGCTCACGAACTTGATATTTTTATAAACGTTCATTCTGTAGCAGAGCAGTTGGATTCATTTAATAGTTTATTCGAAGTCATCATATTTTAATTATAGAAGGTCAGCTTCTCGCTCATAGCGGACTGTCAATCATTCAATACTCGCACTATCGGACGTTCGCAAGTCGGCCGCAGCCATGCTCCTGCATACGGTATGGTTGCGGCATCTCCTCCCTGCTATTTCGATTTATGGCATTGCATGCTGATGTTTCAGGACGGAATTATCTGGCAGTGATCCGTTCAACAATTTTCTTCAGCGCCTCCATGTCTGCTTTCAGTTGATTGATTTCTTTCTGCTGCGCTTCGTTTTCATCCATCAGAGAAATAATGGTTGCGTGGTGAACTGCGGCCAGTACGCCGGAATCGCCAGCCTGTACAGATAAGGCATCCTTAACAACAGTACCGTCCCGTAGTTCGATATCACCGGCAGTGACTTTCGCCTCCGGGTACGCCTCATACAGCCCTTCAGCCAGAACACCGATGCCGAAACGTCCGTCAGCATTTTTCGTTTTCAGTCGCCAGGTGCATGCGCGGATTATCCGCATCGTTTCGCGCGGATTCTGGATGTCTTCGACTTTTTCCTTAATTTTGACTGTCGAGCCGCCGTTAACCCAGTTTCCGGTAGCGGTGGCGTTACCATTAGTGCCATTAAACCGCCACATGTGCGGCGTGGTTCGCACCTCCGTTGTCCAGGAGAGGACATACTCGGGGTTCATGTCGTTTGCCCACGCAGACCACGTAAACGCCCCTCCGTAGTGACCCGGCCAGTACATCTTGAAACTCATGTGCGGATACAGATAGCCTGCACCGAGTACATTCATCTGTTCCAGGTAGAGACCGTAGTTGCGGTTTCCGGCATAGAGAGAGTCAAAGCTCCCCGGCAATGCGTTGACCTTGCCAAACGGGCTGGTTATCTGGCCTCCGGATTTGCCGCCGATAGTATTAAGGCGGTTATCATTACCCTCACAGAAAGAACCTGCCACTGCACCGAAGGGACTGGATAACCCTGTCCCACCCTGCGCTTTTGACACTACGCCGTTGACCAGGTCAGCCTTGCCGGCAACGCTATTGATGAGTTTCTTTGCTGACGGTCCTGTGGTCTGACTGGTATCCGGTAATTTAATAGTTACATCACCTTCGGCTGTAAAAAACTGCTGCCAGTTCTGCTTGTCGTAGTTCAGGCCGAGAAGCGCCTGGGTATTCTGAACGACCATTGCGGCAGTGACCATATTCAGCGCCACGCGGGGAACGGCAGACCAGGCGGCTCCTGTCGTCCGTGGCCCGGTGTAATTACTGACAAGCGTCATCCGTGTATTGCTGTTAACTTCCAGCACAGGAAGTGTGTAAGGCACACCACCCACGACAACCACAATAAAATCACCTGCAGCTAACTCAGTGGTGAAAGTGGTGTCAGTTCCGGCAACCGAGGCTGAGTTATTGTTAAGGGTTAAGGTTCCTGCTGACATGGGGTTTCCTCAGTACATGTTCGGAATAATGAGAATGGGCATAGTGATATTTCTGTTCCGGCTCATATCCCACGAACCGGAGTTGTGGTTAGCAAAGACTTTGTTGTAGGCTGACCTGACATTACCACCGGACATCACGACCCCCTTCGTCCGTATATTTCCGTAACCACCATCCATACGGACCTGCACGCCGGTATAAACTATCTGGCAGAACCCGCCGCCAATATTCTGGAAAGCATCTGTGATCTGGATTTGTCGGTCATACACAAAGGGGCGTTTCAGCGTGGAGAACGTGACCTGACCTGCGGCGTTGGTCATCGTAATACCGTCGCCGCCGACAGGTGCGGTCTGATTGAATATCACCAGGTCTATCGTCGCCGTTCCGGCCACGTCGTCCCGCCCTGTATAGGAAATATCGCGAACGATGATACTGGTGCCATCAAACCCCACCGACACATTCGGGTTATCCCATTTACCGAAAGGAATACCGCTCACCGGAAGCGGCGCGCTGCCGCTAACCGTAATGCGCCCGGAATAAGCGCAGGTCATCAGCGCAGCCTGATTGGATATAGCGGTGAAGTCAGTCGAGTTTGAAACCAGTAAACCTTCGTTATACGTCGCCGCAGGTAGCAGCTCCATAACGTAGCCTGACCAGTCAGGGACAATACTTTTTCCACCGATTGTCTCAGCCCCGATGATGACCCCGGAATCACCGTTTCGGGTGACACCCGTCATTATGGCCACGTCGAATTCTGCAAAGGAATAGATGTATATGGGATTGGTTGGCACCACGATAGCCTGTGAGCCAGGAACAAGTGGTGTATTGACCGGGTACTGCATGAACTGGGATGACCAGCCCGAGAAGGATGTACAAAAACTGGGGGCGCGAAGCCCCGCAGTAATTGCCATCACCGGACGGCCATCGTTGTAATTAATAAAAATTCCCTCCGCCATTATTACCCCCTAAATGTTCCAACCTGAACATTTCCACCATTTGTCAGATTAACGAGAATTCCAAAACCATCAATTACGACCTTGTTATTTACACCGTTAAAAGAGAAATTCCCGCTGTCGGCATAAAGCTTTCCATGCAATTCAGCGTTCCCATTCTTATCAATGCGCCAACCCGTTGAACCTGCAACGAAGTTATTTGACTGGATGTAATTGCCAATTTTGGCATTGGTAATACTCCCGTCCTGAATAAAGGCATCACTGATAAATACCTGACCATTGATAGCGGCAAAGGGTGAATATTGCGTATCACCGCTGCCACTCATCAGGACGAACTGGTTGGCGTTAAACCCGACACGGGTTACTACCGGCTTACCTGATTCGGCCAGCACCGCAATCGACATCCCGGCATTGTAAAAAATACCGTTGATGCGCACTCCGGCTTTCAGGGTATGAATGGCTGTAGCCCCCGAAGCATCGACAGTAGCGGTCAGTTTGTCCTCGAGTGAAGCTGTCACATCTTCAATCTGTGCCTGTACCTGCGTAGACAGCTCAGCCATCGCCTTATCCACACTGGCGACCGTCGTTTTAATTACCAGAATATCCGCGCGTACTTCGCCGTACTGCGCCCACTGGTGTTCCGCGGTTGCATGGTTTGCCAGCGCATTCTGCAATGCGGCTTCGAGGTTGGTATCAATATCGCTTGTCAGGCGGTTACCGTCGGCAGAAGTCAGGAAGTCATCAGCAATATCGCCCAGGTAGTCGTCAGCATTCGCATTAGATTCACCACGAACCCAGTCAGTCCAGCCTGACTCATTACCCGTTCTGTCTACCAGCTGTGCGCGGTACCAGAATTCCTGTCCCGCCTTCAGCCCAAGTTGGGTATATTCGGCAGACGGATAAGGCACATCCGACAGCAAAAGGGGATTAGAGAAATCACTGTTCGCGGTGTACTGAATTTCCGTTTTCAGCGTGTCCCCGGTGTTAGCCGGGAATCCCCAGTTCAGGCGAATCCCCCAGTTGATCGGCGTTGTCGCAAAGCCGACAGGTTTTGGCGGATTTCCCACCTTACCCGTCAGCGTTTTTTCTTCGGAATAGCCCCAGCCAGAGGAAATTTCAGCGGCATTAATGGCACGCACACGCACGAGGTAGCGCCCTGCATAAATACCCGATACATCAAATGAGTTGGTGGAGCTGCGCGGCACGTTTACCCAGTTACCATCATTGCGGCGCCACTGTGCCTCGTAGGCGATGGCGTTCTGCGCCTGGTCCCAGCTCACCCGCATGGTCTCAACGCTGATATTCTGCTGAACCACTGAAAACGAGCTGATCACAATGTTAGCCGGCGGCGACTGGTTACCCGGCGGGATCACACTCACCGGCCGCTGGTCAATGATGGCTCCGGTATCGATACGGGCATATTTATCCGGGTCGTGCCATGCGCCGGTAATCGAGAAGGTACCATCATTGTTATCGGAGACACTGACAACACGATACTGCTGGGCGTAGAGTTCATTTGACTCAACCACCCATACCGCTTCGGCCTGTGGTGTCTCACTGTATGCCGTGGTGACTGTGACTGATTCCCCGTTAACCGCCTGAATAGTCCTGCTCTGTGACACACCGGAGGGAAGATTGAGAATAAGGCGATCACCTGCTGCTGCATCAGCTACGCGGTCAAGTTTAATCACGCGACCGTTAACAGCACTGATGCGGCCGCCCATAACTTTGCCGGACAGAAGCTCGTCTGACACGGCGATGATGTATCCCGGCTGCGGAATGTTTCCGTCCAGGCCAACATCAAACGAAACAACGCGATCCTTGTTGTTGGTGAGAATACCCCAGCGCCCCTTTCGGTTAGCTTCTGACTGCCGGGTGCAGCCGATGGCTGTCATTTCCAGCTGATTAAATCCGTACCGGGCCACCAGAGGCTGCTCAAACACCGGCTCCATCGCATCCGCATAGGCATTACCCGGATCAGACCAGGAAACCAGTGCCGTGGTATACCGCGTTTTTGTCGTGCTGCTGGAATAGGTAAAGCGTCCGTCGATAACGTTAGCGCGGGTGTAAGCGTAATCCACATCTCTTGGCATATCAGCAAGCGCAACAATCTGATCACCGCCCCAGTACGTCATACCCCGAAATATAGCCGCAAAGTCACGCAACACAGTGTAAGCGTCATTCCTGTCCTGAACATAGACGTTACAGGTATAGCGTGGTTCGGTCCCGTTTCCACCCTTTCCGTCCGGTACCGGCTGATCGCAATATTGCGATACCTGGTACAACGTCCATTTATCGATGTTGGCTGCAGTCAGGCGATTACCCAGACCAAAGCGATCGGTAATCACCAGATCGTAAAATATCCACGCCGGGTTATCAGTCCAGGCCCACTTAAACGCGCCCTGCCATGTACCGCTGTAAGCCCTCGTTTCAGGGTCGTAATTATCAGGAACACGGATCACGCGCCCGCGAGGCTCACAGGAGATCTGCGGTATTGAACCGTTAAACTGACTCGAGTCGAATTCGATGTACAGCAGCGCGGTGTTCGGATAGCGCAACTTGGCATCAATCACCTCCGTGAAGCTTTGCAGCGTCATCGTGTCACCGATCTTGGCGCTGTTTGCGTCAGCGGAAATCTTACGTAGTCTGATTGTCCAGGTGCTGCCAGCCTGCGGTAAATCAATACGGTGGCTGCGCTCATAACCAGACGTCGTTTTGCCGGTTACGCTGGTATTAAGAACGGTTTGCCAGGTCCCACCATCAGTTTGCAGGTCTATTGCATAATTGATGGAATACCCAACCAGATCGCCATTGTCCTCCTGCTTAAACAGTGAAGGCCATTTCAGTCGCAGGCGAACGGCTGATAGTTGGGTGTTGGTAAAAGTACGCGTCCAGGCTGTTGCGCTTGATACTTCTGTTCCAACGTTGATTTCGTTTTCGGTACCGGGAATACCCTGAATGTAATTTTGTGCCTGCGTTCCCGCGCGAAACTCCCACGTTACGCCGCTAAAGTTTTGGGAGCCGTCGGCGTTCTCCAGCGCCGTGCCGTCCAGGTAGATATGTTTTCCCGTTAATTGCCCTGCAAATTCACCTTCCCCAAGCGCAACGAGGACTTTGGCCTTCGCTACAGATTGCAGATCATCAGGCTGTTCGGTAGGGGTTCGGGAACTGGAACTGCCGCCCTTGCGGCCTTTAATCGGAGTTGCTGTAGCCATATTGCGCCCATAAAAAAAGCCACCATAAGGTAGCCTGAAAGGAAGATTACTTTGGTTATTGCTGGTCTTCGACGTATATACCAGCAGAGATGATCGCCCCGCCAATACGTCTGCGGCCATATAGAAGCGGAACTGGATTACCCTGAGCAGTAGTGTTAGTTACACCACCGAATGCATACGATGCCCGATTTTCGGCATCCTGTTTGCTGGCAAGTCCTGCTGGCTGTGGGGATAGCATTTGCACAATCCCTCCCAACATCATTGCAGCTCCAATTTTCATTGCTGCTGGACCCCACGCGGCACCACCCCATGCCTGCCCTATTGTTGCCCCTAGAGCCCCAACGACTACCAGTACCGCACCTAAGACTGTTTGAAGTAAGCCTGCTTTTTTACTTCCAATAACAACAGGAACAATGCGAATAACATTTTCAGTAACTGGAAACCCTAAATCATTTAGTCCAACATTCTTAGTTCCATCAAAGATTGCAAAAGTTAACCCACGCGACTTACTTGTATTGAGATACCGTTCAAACCCGGAAACCGTTTTGCAAATAGAATGTATAGCTTCTGACTTTGATCTAACATATCTTTTGTGCGACTTTCCGAATATTTTACCAAGAGGTCCAGCCAATTCTATTGAGATACTTTTTTCGGCATTAACACTTGTCATATCACACCCAAATAAAAAAGACCCTTTCGGGTCTTGTTAATAGATTATATTTCTATTTAACTGCGGATATTTCTTTTAGCCTTGTATAACCATATTCATATGCGTCATCAGTTGAACACAACGAAAGTACGCGCTCACCATCACCAACCGAGTTCAAAACTTCAATCAAGTTTTCATCAAACTCTCTTGAGGTTCTTGCCAGGCTGAAATGGATGGTAGAACCATCAGCCTTATCCTCAGGATCCTCTGGGACGTGCTCAGGTTTGTTACCTTTTACAACCATCATTCTAAAAGTAATTCCGTTATGGATTACATTCTTAATGAGGTGTTTTCCATTATAGTGTTTAGCCATTTTCAACCTCTATATATATCACATAAATTAATTAACTATTTAAAATTAAAGGCAAGATTTTGCAGCACTCCCCCACGGATTGCCAATTCCCTTATTGGCAGCATATACATTGACGTTGGATCCACCAGCGTTATCGTTATCGATTAAAGCCATTGATAGGACGCCGAACAAATCGTCTGAAGCAGAGATTTTATAACCGGTTTCTGTCTCAATGCTGTTAGCTTGCGGATGCAAATCTTGCCATTTCGTAGCTAAACATTTATTAATCTGATGCGGGCTTTTAGATGAGTGTCCAGCGAATACAGGCTCTCCTTTCTGTAAAGAAGATGCGCTACATCCAAACAAACCCAATAACGAAACAAATAATATGGTTTTTTTCATATCCCTATCCCCTTTGGTTTTACAAAAGGTTAGCACAGGTGCTTATATCGTAGCACCTTCATTGTCCGTTCCTGCCAGTAGCCACCATACGGCACGCGCTGGCTGAGGTGCCCATATAAATGGTGCAGCAGCATATTACCTTCCAGCAGGATCCCGGCATGGTTCCACTTGTTGGACTGGACCTGCATGATGACCATGTCACCAGGCTGCGGCGCACCGCTGAATTCACGGAAGCCGCATTCATACCAGCAATCGTGGTAGAAGTTTTCGGGGTAACTGTCTTCCCACCAGGGGTAATCGACGCGGTAATCTATCAGTTCGATACCATGCTTCTGCCTGAAGTAGCTCATCACCAGCCCCCAGCAATCGAAGTGACCGAGCACAAATGGGCGCTCCAGTAGCGGTAGCTCCCCCCGCGGCTGGATAGTGCGTAAATCCCCTTCCGGCCAGCTCACGATATGCCAGGGTAAGAGCGTTGCATCGCATTGCGCTTTATCCAGTTCGCTCGGCTGTGTCGTTGCGTCCGGGTGGCTGTGGACAATGGCAATCACAGTCCCCCAGTCTTCAGCAGCGGCGTAATCCTCCGGTGACAGGTGGAAATGCTCTGTCGGATCGGTTGCCAGATTGCGGCAGGGAATGTACCGCTGCACCCTGCTTTTTTGCACTACCACACCGCAGCATTCGCGCGGATATTCAGCAGCAGCATGCGCCATAATGGCGTCGATAATTTTCTGACGCATATCAGCTCCTGATCAGGGATGTGCCAGGGAAACCACCGAACGGCAACTCGTTCCCCTCGCCATGCCTCAACTTGCACGCAGTGAGCGTACCAGGGCATTCATCGAGTGACGGATCGTTAACTGGGTTGTTGTGCTTGTCGAAATAACGCGTTCCGGCATAGTCGCATCCATCACCGGAGCGGTATTTGTTACGGATACACCAGGTACAAAGCGAATGTAGCTGCCGCGTCGGGATCATCAGCCCCTGTAGATCCATCGGACTGGACAACGTAAACGCCACCACCTCGTTGGTTTCAGTGCTCTTGGCGTCAATGTAAAACACCTTCAGCTTTTCCTGCTGCGGATCCGCTGACGGGTTGCCCTCCAGATAGTTTTTCGCATCCAGATACTGCGCCAGCGTGTCATGAACGGTGACCTTTGCCTGCAACAAGTCATCATAAGCAAGACACAGCGCCGTAATGGAACTGTCCAGGTTAGCGACCGAGAGCGTTGGCTGCGCGTTGGTCCCGTCGGTCGCCGTCTCAATACCCTCTATCTGACAAGGCCATGCTTTATATTCCTGCCCCTGCCACCAGATCGATTTCGCCGGTAGCTTATTTTCATCTCCACCAGCAGCGGCGATTTCATCGGCAGTGTGGGCAATATTGTGGGCGTGGAAGCGGAGAACGTCGGAAACACCAAATGCGGTGCCATCGACATCAAAAAGCCGGACAACGTTGCCCGGCTCAAGTTTCTGGAAATCACTGTTTAAGCTCATGGTGCAAACGCCTGTTCAAAGGTGGCTGATACGGTTTCCACCGTTTTACTTTTGGTGACGCGCTGCAGGCTGTCTGCCTCAACGCGCCACAGCGAAAGATCACCGCCTGGCGGGGTAAACGAAAATGATTTCGTCTTATGGCGCCGCAGAAAAGCATAGATATCCTTGACGGTTCCCGGTTCGCCGGTAAATGAAAACTCATAACTGAGTGTTTCATCATTCAGCCCGGCACCTGACACCTGCTTATAGCCATCACCAAACTGCGCCGTATGGACGGTATCCTTACTTTTCAGGGTCGGCTGGCTGGATGCTTTAATCCGCCATGAAAAATGCTCAATCGCCATTGCTTACCTCTGTTTTGTTGCATTCCAGATAATGCCGCCGGGCCGGACCTCTCTGGTGATACCTTCCCTGATGGAACTATTGATCACTTGCTGATAGGCTTTCCCCAGCGCATCGCCGCTTCCTTTCTGCTGACCGGAATCCCCCTGGCCTGTTGTAACCGAAACCGGCGCATACACGCTGACACCAAAAGGAGAAGCAACGCCACCGCCACTCCCCCCGACCAGACCACCAGTCGCATAGCCGCGCATCATGCGATAAAGATTGCCGACACCGATTCGGTTGGTGGCTTCCTGCGTAAAGACAAACTCTCCACGGTGCACCACACCTGCTGGCTCATACTTGCCGCCGGACCCGGTATAACCACCGCCAGCAAAACCCAGCGCTGACGTGGCAGAACTGACCAGGCCGGCCATGGCCTGCTTCATCAGGATCTGCGTCAGCATCGACAACGTGGAACGGGTGAAATCTGCCCAGTTTGCTTTCCCTGTCGTCAGCATATCGGCCATATTCTGGCTGATACCATCGAATGTGGCTGAAGCAGCGGACTTCATCGAACCATAGGCATCAGCCGCTGAATCGGCATAGTCAGCCCACGCTGATTTCGCCCCAGCCTGCCAGTTGCCGCGGAGCTCGTCCTGTGCGGCATAATATTTCTTCAGTGCATCCAGTTCGTTCTGATAACCCTGATCGGTGTCCGTACCGCCGGCATTCATCCAGCCCTGCCGCAGCTGTGCCTCTTCGTTTTGCCGCTGTGCGCCGCGACTGCTCATGCTGCCCCCGGCCACCAGCGCCCGGGTTTTCTCCCCAATCTGGGTAACGTACTTCTGCGAGCTGTCCTGCAGACGGTTTAACCGTTCCTGGGCAACAATCTGATCGCCCAGCCGGGCATTCACTTCGGCCCGCGCCAGTACCTCGTCTTTGTTCGCCAGCACCGATTTTTCATCGGCGGTCAGCGCGCGCTTTTTGGCGGCCTCTTCCAGCACCGAAAAGCGGGATTGTTGTTTCCACA